TGTTTATTGATTTGCTTACTGAATTCACGTGAGCTTATTTTCTGCAATAGATTAACGACATTGTTACCTGCTTCATCTTGATTACCAGCCGTATTGATAGCGACCTGATTAAGCGCCACAATCTTTTTCAGACCATCAAGTCCCCCATAACCCGCAGCCTTAGCGAGCGGCAATTGGCGGCTGAGATACTGCGCCATAGTGTCATACTCAAACCCGCCCAGCTGTCCACCAGCCACCGCGATATCTTGTCCAAGTGATATCTGCTGAGGGTCTAGCCCAAAGTTTTTGAGCTGTAAGGTCACAGCCGCCGCATCTGGCGCAGTTGCACCCGATACAAACGACGCCCGTTGTGTGACGCCCAGCACTTGTTTGACTGATGCCAAATCATACGCACCACTTGCGATAAGCGTATCCGCCGCCTCAAGTCCGCCCTCACGCGTGCCACCACCACCGCGTACCGCAGCCATTACCGTTTTATCCAGCTCAACCTTGACCAGCTTGCGATCGCTGATACTCATACCCTTGCCATATGTCGCTGTTCCTGACGTTCGAGCTAGCTGCTCATCATAAGTTCGTGCAGGTTTAATCTGACTATTTACTACCGCCGTACCTGCTACGACACCGCCAACCATAGCACCTGCGCTTTTCATCTTACCCATCAGCGAGCCTGACGTACGCAACTCACCGTTCAATCGGCGCACTTCCTCACGTAGCTGGCGCTGAGCACGTCTCAAATCATTAGTTGATGCAGTGCCCGACGTGCGCAGGCGACGATAAGCACGCTCTTGATTTCGTATCTCATCCCGTACCTGCTGCTGGGTGCGGATGCCAAGGCGCTGCATATCATTGATCGTACGGGTGTCACGTCTCTGCTGTGCTGCAATACGTGATAATTCACGCCCTGCATTACCCGTGAGCAGTAGGCGTAAACTAACGGTTTGAGTAGACATAAAAACGCCCTATGTAGTGGTTTTTAATTTGCGACGAGCAGCAACGAGTTTACGAGGTGTGGTACTGGCTGCGGGAGGCGGTGGTGTAGTAGACGCTAGATTGTTTGTTGGTTGTTTAGACTTAGTGACATTAGGCGATAATCCGAGCATATCTAACGCCATATCGACGGGCATACCCCAAGCATCAGCATAAGGTACGCCCATCTTAATGAGTAACCCTACTAGGCGGACTTGGTTGCTTGCTCGCGCTCTTTTTTTTCCAGTACCATGCGGGCGATTTCTAACTCACGCCCATCTTGACGACTGGCAGCGTCCAGCTCATCATACGTTAGCGCACGACCAAGTGCAGGTACGTGTGTCATTGCTGCGAGATCGACCAGCACTTGCAAGTCTGTCTCACGGGCATTCATGGAAGCCGCATAGCTTTGTCCTACCGTAATCGGTCGAAGTTCTACCTTTTTATGGCGCACTCCATCGATTAATATACCAATGGGTAATGTTTGCTTTTCAACAATGTCAGTCGCCGAACTCTCTTTTGCTTTAGTCATGATTATTCCTATTTTTTCGTACTATATTTCGATTGTATGATTAAGTGGCCGCTTGCCCTTCGGTGATATGGTCGAGTGCAAACATCTCAATAGAGCGCATCGCTTCGCCGTCCAGCTTATAGCTTTCCGATACGTCGGTTGATTCGCAGCCTGTGTAGGTAGCACGGTGACCACCGTCCAGCGACTCAACTGTAATACGTCCGTCTTCAATATTTGCCCAATCGATATCGCCTGACTCAGGGATAATAACTTCTAGTGACAACGTAATTGAGCTTGTCGTCTTAGTTTTTTTACGTGTGCGACCTTGACGGTTCATTGTTGCGACTGCTTTTTTACCCGTCACAAACTTAGGGCTGACCGAGGCACAGTCAAACTCTCTACCGTCAACCGTTAGTACGATTGTGCCGACTACATCTGCTTCACTCATGAGTTATCCTTTTAATAAACGTCTAGCGTGGTGTTAATAACGTGCATACCGCGCACCCAATGCGACGGAATACGGGCATCTACCGCTGTTTTATCTGCCGTGCTTTGCATGACAGTCAGCTCATTTTTAGTAGCGGCCACGTGCTCGAGTATTTCCGCATCGTCCATTTTTAGGCAACGATCAAGAAATAGGCTACGTAAGTCCCGACGAGACGCATCGGTATTCTTACGGCGTGGATTGGCAGACACTGCTGCACGCAGATCGCGGCGTACATAACGCAATACCAGTGCGCCATTAATGTCCAGCAGTAGATCATCCGCTTGACCAGTCAATGGATTGGTGCGATAAGTACTGATTAATCGCACAATCTCAGGCGTATTGTCATGCCCGATATTGACCATTGCTACACCGTCATTTAAAGCTTGCTCGATGCGCGTTTTGGTTAAGCGTAGACTGCCGTCAACGACTGGCAGCGCTGGTAGCTTGCAGCCGTTAAACGGCAGAGCTGGATCAGCTTCAGCGGCGATAGTCGCTGCGATACTTGCGGATAGCTCTGGCTCAAAGCCAATGGCACCGTGATAGCACACCGCAATGATGCGGTAGCAGCTCTTAACCGCAGGGAACGCTGCAAAAGTAGTAGCATGTTCAACATCATCAAATGGCACGATAAGAATGGCATCGTTTTGTTCGGTCTTCGACGATACAAAGTCTAAGTGCTCAACCCACTCGTTTGCATCAGCTTCTAACGTAATTGGCGTATCAATTGCAATAATTGAGTGTCCGTGTGGTGCAAGATTTTCGATTGCTGCCATGGTTTTATCCTTAATTAGTTTCGAATAAAAAGCGATTGTCGCGGCTCATACCAGTCTTAACGAGGATGAGCGGTTTTTCGTCTGACTTCGTCGTGTCAGTTAACAGCACATGCTCAGAACTGTAACGCTCGCGCTGTAATCGGTAGCACAGACGATTGTAGTCAGTTACATAAGCGAAAATAATGTCGCTATTACCAATGTTGAATTTGCGCTTATCATCAAGTGAAAGCCGTGGGTTTGTGATATTTGGATAGAGCGTCAGCACGTTTTTAGCCGCGCTTGCGTCATACCAATACAGTTTGGCCACGCCATTTTCGACGTATGCAATTGTCGGACGCATGTTCTGATCAAAGCTAAAGCTCATCTCAGTGACATCACCTGCGAACGCTAATACTGCGATTGGCTCAGCACCGCTACGCTGTAGGTAAATAGCTTTACCTTTGACGTAGCCGTACCAATAGTATTCAAATGGCTCACTGGTATCAGATAGAGCGATGCCACCCAGCTCCCACGTAGCCGTAGGCTTTTGAGGTTTATTGCGTGGTGGCAAAAACGACGCTCTATCAATCTCAGTCAGCGTATTGTCGGGCAGCATTACAATGTGCCCTCATAGCGTCCCCAGCTAATTTCAAGGGGAATTGTTAACGTATCCTTGTTTGTTTTTGGGATAGGCGAATCGTTCGCTACTGAGCCAAATCTTACCTGCAAAGAAAAAAAATAATTAGAATAACTTACTATTGTTCTAACGCCTGTAACGTAATCATTTAAACCATAACTACGATTAACAATTAATTTATTACTCATTGGTATATAGGGTTTATTAGAATGGGTGTTGCTTATGTAATTTGCTGATGGTTTGGATGTGATGGCGGTTAAGTCCGCTAAGGTAGCAGCTGAACCGGCTAAATTCCCCGGATTTTCTATCGCCGTTCTTGATACAGACCACGAGCCTCCATCACCAACCATAGCCGGTCTTACTACAACGTTATAAGGTACAGCCTCGCCATTGCCATCTGACATATTGATAACAAACGCCTTATCACGAGTATCAATGACTTTGTGAATCTTATAGTAAACATCTAACACTTCACCTGTTTTGACGCTGATAGATGTAGGCGCGCCCGAGCTGTCTTTAATCAATGCACGAGTGGTCAGGTAGTAATTTGTGGATGTCGTGCCTGTACTCACCAATCCAACTTCGCTGATATTGCCATCAGCAAGCCCTGTAAAACGATACTTCTTTTGCTCCCACATGCGATACAAGTTATCGCCTTTATCGACATAGGCATAGCTTGATGTAATATCTGTACCTGATGCTTGTGCGATATACGCATCAAGCGCTGTTTGGTTAATCTCAGGGGCACTGTTACCGCTACCAATCGCGCAAGAGGCGTTAATATAACCGCCTTTACCGCCACCAAAAAATTCTAATCCTTGATTTAGAATTAAATTCTTTTGATAGCCTGTATCAAACTTAACTGCACCGTCAGCTTTGGTGACGACACAGCGCACTTCTCCTGCTATACCTACGTGCATTTTATGCTCCTGCTTTTAACGTAATATCTAATGGTCTGACTGATGGTGTATATGCATCGCTGTCATAAACGTTATGATCAATCAGTACTCTCTTGAGTGTGATATCTAGCGGTTTGATGCTAGGCTGGTACGCATCACCGTCATTAATCGTTGTATCTTTTAAAATACGCCGCAAAGTGATATCTAATGGTTTAACCGTCGGCTGATAAGCATCATTGGCATCAACATCTTTTCGCATGAGCAGTGAGCGTAACGTAAAGTCCAGCGGTCTGACGCTAGGCTGGTACGCATCACTGTCAATCATTGTGTCTTTCAATATCCGCTTGAGCGTGATGTTTAACGGCTTAACTGTGGGCTGGTAAGCATCTTCTTTTTCTACAAGTACGGGGTATGGCTTACTTGCCCATAGCCGCCGTGTTACTTTCCCACCGTCTCAACACGCACCCCCTGCGATATACTCAAAGCAGCCGCCATCATACGACCTGCTTTAGAGTCAGCACCGCTCACAATATCCGCTGATGCTGTATCGTAAATAGGCGTTGGATTTGAAGGGGCAGCAGTGTCACCAGTCACAAATACAATGCGATGATCTTGCGTTGGCAGACCCGTCCGCTGCGTCTGTGTATTGATGTCGGTATAGATACCAGGCGTTTTCATAGTTATTCCTTAAGCTCTTAAATTTAAAGGGGTTAAATCAATTTGGTTAGACGCTAGTACACGCGGGTCATCAGCTGCATTGCCGTCAGTATCAAAATAGATATAGTCCATATTGATACGCTCAATGAATGGCACATCGGCATCACGGTCTGGGTCTGAGACGGTGGTGCTCGTATGCCAGTCATACGCCAAGACACTAACCACTTGATTACTCGTTTTTGAATTAAACAGCGACGTAATTTCGCCCGCGTCCAGCGGATCAATAGCCAGTCCCATGCGGTTACCCAATAGCGCATTTTCGACCAGCTCAATAAGTTGATAGCTGCCAATATTAAGCATTGTCCCATCAGCCTTGAATGCGCCCTGACGACTTGTTTCCTCACGTCGTCCAGAATTGGCGGCAACAAGTACGGTAAAGACATAATCACGCTCTCGCTTTTTCGCGCCCAATTTTTTAGGCTTTGATGAGGATTTGAACGTTACCCAGATCGCAGGGAACGAGGCGACTACTTGCGCAAACTCATCAGGTGACTCGGCATCAAAGTCTCCCGCGTAGCTCTTAATACCCCGCACGAACCCACCACCGTGCTCTTGGTTATAAGCGTGTAGCGTATCTTTGATAGCCTGTTCTATCTGAGCCAGCATCATGTCACCTTAATATTGAGAATTACCAAAAACGCTAGGACGTCCGCTAGTCATCTGTGCAAGATTAATACTCGGCGCTGCGTTCGTTTCAGCCGTACCAGCACCAATTCCAATCTCTCCCTTATTAACTGCTTTTAGGTTTTTCACTGCCAAGTCATAACGCTTTTCATCGCGCTCGCTGACCCGTGCGTTACCTAGTGCCACGTGATAGCGCGCGACATCGCACGCCATCATTTGGACAAAGGGTGAGCCTAGCACCGTAGGTACGTTCATTTGCTTAGCAAGGTAGGCATCTACTTCTGAATTGGCAGAGATAATGGCCGCTTGTAGCTTTGACTCATTGATTTCGCCCGTGTAAGGCACTTCGGTGTCGGTGATTTCGACTAAGTCTTCTTTGCCAAAGCGCGTAATCATTGACTCTATTGTTGCGTAAGTAGACATCGTTACCTCTTAGTTAATAGCTATCCAGCGTTAGGCTCATGTTATAAGTCAGCGTTTATGCGTAGCCTTTTAACATCAACTGCCAAAAGCCGTAACCTGCGCCATAGCGAGCCTCAGCCCCAAACTTGTATGTGCCACGCATAAATACATCAGGCGCGTTCAAATCAGTCTGAGAAACAAATACAGGCTTCTTACGCTCTTGCAGAATCAAAGCTTTGACTGGCATAGAGGTATCTTGTAGATACCATTCGCCCGATTTAATATCACTAATGACTAACAGTTCGGCTGAGCCTTTGTAGATATTTTGATCGCCGTTTTCTAACTTATCAGCAGTCAATAGAGTACGTGCCGTATCTTCCAAGTCCGTTCCTACGATAAGTAAGTTCGGCTTAATTTTTAGGCTACGGCCTTCTTCATCGGTGTACGTACGCATCTTGGTACGGGCAACACCATAGCTAGCTTTTGCAGCAGCGGCAGACTCAGCAGACAGTGCTTTATTGAGCACATTGCTAACTTTAGTATCTTTGTCCTTAACTGTGACAGGATGTTGTGTACTAAAAAACGGTTTGCCGTCATAACATAGATTCGTATCACCATCGTTAATCAGTTCCGCGATTAGCTCATCAGGTAGTTGCTTGGCAGACCACGCCGCTTGCTGTGACATATTGTTATATTGACCAATATTATCGTCTTCGATATCGTTTTTCTTAACTTCGACGGTGACTTCAAAATCATCATTGACGATACTGTAACCTTGCTTGGATAACTTATTGATGACCTTGTCACCGATCCATTTGCGCATACGTGGCATTCTAGATAGCCATGCATAGGTCTCTTGTGAGTTAGAGCTTGGCACGACCATTGCCACTTGTTTATAAAAGCTCTCAGTTTTATTAAACGTATCGTTATAGACTTTCTTAAGCCCAGCGGCGATAGCATTTAGCGTTTGTGCATTGACGTTCATAGTGTGTCCTTGATGTTGGTATTAATTTGATTCATTCGTATCGCGGTGTGGATTAAGCGCCGAGCATACCCACAGGCACGCCGCCAATCTCGACCCACACTTTGTCACTATAGTCGACACCCATCAGTGCACCGACACCCAACGCAGCAGGATCACCATCCGTAAACTTACCGACGGTATTTTTTGCAGTTAGTACCACAGTAGTACCGATATCTGCGGCAGTGACTGGATTAGTTGCATCATTAACAAGCAAAAACTGGCGATTGCGCGTAATCACGATTGTATTATTAGGTGCTGGTGTTTCAGGGCTAGCCGTCGTTTCAGATCGACCCATCAAGTATTTGGCATCTGCATCAGTCGCAGGCACTGCCTCTCCCGTACTATTAACCGCTACCAGCTCACCCTCAGTGATGGTGGTGATAGCAGCAATCATTAAGGGGAGTGAGATACCATCGCGGTATGGTGTATTTAGCATGATTTGTCCTTTTAAATTAAGTTAGCAATTTGAAATAACTACTTAGGCGTTAAGCTCCGCAATCATATCGGCGTGCGAGATACCCATACCGTTTGCAACTTCGATTTGCTCGGCTGATAGTGCCGTGATTTTATCCCCAGAGACAGGGTCGGGTTTGCCATGTGTTTGCTTACTATTTAATGCAGCGATGACAGGCGCATTGTCCAAGTACGCTTTAAAACCAGCAGGATCAGATGCGGCATATGACTTTGCCCACTTCTCTTGTGCGGGCAATAAGCGCCCATCTGATAATGCGGCAGTCAATAGCTCAACCGTTGGATCGACTTGATTACCTTGTAACGTGGTGATTTGCGCATTTAATGCCGCGACCGTTTGGGTCATGGTTTCGACAGGCACATACTTAGCAGGGTCAGGCTCAGCAGTATGGGTAAACACGCTAGACAATGCTGCCAATGGTTTGTCCGCATCGATAGTGACTTTGGCATCAGTAGCCTTAGTTTTAAAGTCATCAACTTGCGCACTTAAAGCAGTAACTGCTTCATCTTCAGTAGTACTTGCGGCAAGTCCGAGCGATGCGATAACATAAGCGAGTAAAGGTTTCATAGAATTGTCCTGGTCTTTTTTAGATGGGTTTTGATTAATCAGCAATTTGGCAGACAGTGCGGTCAGCTCATCAAGCGTTAACAGTGCGGGTTGATTGGTGATAGCGACATTCATTACATTATTAACTGTGCCGTTAAGGTCATAGCCGATGACTGGTGACTTATAACGGTACTCATGGCCAGCGATA